TTTGTGTTTTGAATTGTCATTTTGTCCTCCTGTAGTAAAATTAACAATAAGCTCGGTCAAGCATAGTTATTATACTACTAATAGCGTCACGCCTAAGCGTGACACAATAGAGATGTAAAGCAAAAACCACGAGGCTCCGCCCAAAGGGTGGATACGTTGTTTTTACTTTACATATAAAAACTATGATAGACCAAAGCCTTATGTTCAATTTTTACTACAGGAGGTTTATCAAAATGCTTCAAAATACCAACTTAATTCTTGGAAGTAATAAGCTATAAAATAACAGATTGACGGAATCTTAGAATGACGGAACAACAACAAAACTCTTTTCCCATCTTTTCCAATATCCCCACTTACCCCCTTAAGTCATTGTAATCAAAGGGGAATAAAAAAGCCCTTGACAGCGAATTTAGGGCTGTGTCATAAAAGGGGGTAAGGGGGATTCTCTTGTTAAAACAGCTTAAGTTAACCAACAAACAGATGAGTCTAGTTGATACGATTGTAGCAACAGGATGTAGTGTGAAAGAGGCAGCCGCAAAGTCAGGATACGCAAAAGGTGAATCTGGTAGAGTGACAGCCAGTAAGACTTTGCGATTGCCTCATGTCCAAGAATATATGCAACAGAGAATAAGAGATAGTATTGGTCTTAATGCTACGATAGCTTCTAGGAAGGTACTAGACTTAGCGAGTAGTGCTAAGTCTGAGTACGTACAGCTAGAAGCGAGTAAGGATATACTAGATAGGGCAGGATATAAGCCTGTAGATAAAGCAATGCATTTAGTCCAAGGTAATATATCTGTGAGCATAGACCTGACATAGATAGGGGGGTTAAAAAAGTCTGTTCGTTAATATGACAGTGGTCTTATTCAAACATTATAGTTCAAAAAGGTACGTTATGATTGAAATACATTTTAGATTGTTTAAACTCTTTAATAGGATAAGTAATTACTTCTACGGGAACTACTGTAGAGGACTACATAGAAGGCAAGGAAGATAGTCATGGCTAAGACACCTGCATGGACACGCAAAGAGGGTAAGAATCCTAAAGGTGGATTAAATGCAAAGGGTCGTGCTTCTTATAAGGGAGGCACATTGAAGCCTCCTGTTAAGAGTGGTGACAATCCAAGACGAGCTTCTTTTTTGGCTCGGATGGCAGGGATGAGAGGGCCAGAGAGAGATGCTAAAGGAAAACCTACAAGATTATTATTATCGCTTCGTGCATGGGGTGCGAGTAGTAAAGCAGATGCTAGGGCGAAAGCTAGAGCAATTAGTAAACGCAATAAAGCAAAGAAGAAGTCAGCATGAGTTTATTCAACTAGAAAAGGAGACGACTATGCCAATGGGTAAAGGAACTTACGGAAAAACTAAAGGAAGGCCACCAAAGAAAAGTAGCTTGACATCTAAACAAAAAACATTACCTACTGCTTTACAGAAAAAAATTATGAAAGCCAAGAAAAAGTAAAAAGGAGATTTCATGGAAAGTGTTACTAAAGAAATCACTGCACAGAATACATTTAGTGACGGAGTGTATATCAAGGGTGATTTTGCTTTGAGTATTGTTGGAACTTTTGTAGCTACAGTTACAGTACAACGTAGTTGGAATGGATCTGATTATTATGATGTAGACACATTTACCTCTGCTACAGAATCAAATGGTTATGATGGTGTTGGTGTTATGTATCGTGCAGGTGTTAAGACTGGAGAGTTTACATCAGGCACAATCAACGTAACCATTAGAGACAACGATTTAGGTAAATAGATGGCAGTCAATGCTGCAGGAAACTATACCAAACCTGCTATGAGGAAGGCTTTGTTTAATAGGATCAAAGCGAGTAACAAGGGTGGTAAGTCAGGTCAATGGAGTGCAAGAAAGGCACAGATGTTGGCTAAGCAATATAAGGCAAAGGGTGGTGGATATAGGTAATGGCACTAGCAAAGTCACAGAGATCGTTACGTGCATGGACTAGACAAAAGTGGAGAACTAAGTCAGGCAAACCTAGTACACAAGGGCCGAAAGCAACTGGTGAACGTTATTTACCTGAGAAAGCAATTAAGGCTCTTAGTGCCAGTGAATACGCAGCCTCTTCGGCTGCTAAACGAAAAGCAGTTAGAGCAGGTAGACAAGTATCTAAACAGCCCAAAAAGATCGCAGCAAAAACGAGAAGCTATAGATCTTATTCATAGGATAACAGAATGAGTTTTCTCCATACGTTAAAGATAGAAGAAAGACGGATACTTCGTGAGGTGGTAAAGAGAGTCCACCTGAAACATCACCCTGAACAATTTTGTACAGATCGAGAGGCAGATAAAGTTATTGCTGTTATAGGGCCTGAGACTGTAGATACCTTGTTAAGAATAGGGGTTAACACAAACATTGATAACGTTTAAATACAAACCTGATGGTGAAGTTCTCAAGGCATTTATGAAAGATAATACATTCTTTCGTGGGATACGTGGCCCAGTAGGAAGTGGTAAGTCTGTTGGATGTTGTATAGAAATTTTTAGACGTGCATTAATGCAAAAGAAATCTGAGAATGGCAAACGCAAAAGTCGTTGGGCGATAATTAGAAACACGAATCCACAACTTAGAACAACAACTATTAAGACTTGGCTTGATTGGTTTCCTGAGGAAGATTGGGGTAAGTTCCAATGGTCTGTTCCTTACACTCATCATATTACACAGGCTGATCTTGATATGGAAGTAATCTTTCTTGCTTTAGATCGGCCAGAAGATGTCAAGAAACTTCTCTCCCTTGAATTGACAGGAGTATGGGTGAATGAAGCAAGAGAGATACCCAAGTCAATTATTGATGCTACTACTATGAGGGTTGGTCGATACCCCTCAATGAGGGAGGGTGGTGCAACTTGGTCAGGTGTAATCTGTGATACAAACAGTCCTGAAGAAGATCACTGGTGGCCGATTATGTCAGGCGAAGTTCCAATACCTGATCATATTTCTAAGGAAGAAAGCAGGATGCTTGTTAAGCCTGACAACTGGGTTTTCTTTACACAACCTAGTGGGATGCTTGAGGAAAAAGATGAAGATGGTTCTATTACTGGATATAAACCTAACAAGGATGCAGAGAATAGAAAAAATATTTTAGAATCATATTATCCTAACTTGGTTCAAGGTAAGACTAAAAGTTGGATAGATGTATATGTAATGAATAGATTGGGTTCTATTCAAGATGGTAAGCCAGTTTACAATATGTTTGTAGCAGATACTCATGTTTCAAAAGAAGAAATACCTGTAGCTGATGGAGTACCACTGTATATTGGTCTTGACTTTGGACTTACACCTGCTGCTGTTTTTGGACAAAAGGTTCGAGGTAGATGGTTAATACTACAGGAGATTGTAGCATTTGATATGGGTATTGTAAGATTTGCTGAACTACTTAGGGCAGAAATAGCTACAAGATACAACAACCTTGAGGTAAATATTTTTGGTGATCCTGCAGGTGACTTCAGATCACAGACAGATGAATCCACACCTTTTCAGATATTAAGGGGTGCAGGATTAACTGCTAGACCTACAAATAGTAATGATGTTGCACTAAGAATAGAGTCGGTTTCTTCGGTATTGAATAGGATGGTAGATGGCTTATCAGGAATTTTAATTGACTTTAGGTGTAAAGAATTGGTAAAAGGATTTGAGGGTGGTTATCAATATCGTAGATTGCAGGTGTCAGGAGAACGATATGAAGATAAACCTCTCAAAGACAGGTACTCACATATACATGATGCTATGCAGTATCTTATGTTGGGTGCAGGTGAAGGAAGGGAAGTCTTAGGTATGGGAAAAAAAATAGAGACATTTAATGCTAGAGTAGAGTATGATGTCTTTAATCGCAGACCTAAACAAGCCAAACGTCAAGGTTTATGGGCAAGAATGTAAGGAGATTACTATGTGTATAGGTGGTGGTGCTAGAACTCCTGCTCCAACTGAAGAGGAAAAAAGAGCAGAGATGGAAAGAGAGTCAGAACAACAAGAAGAGATGGCTAAAAGAGAAGAAGCTAGACAAGAAGTTCTTGAGCAAAATATTACAAGAAGACGATCAGGTGTTGGAAGAAGATCACTTCTTCGTGGATCTGGTGGTGGTATTGGTTTTTACAATGAGTACAAACAGTAATGCATGAAAAAACTGCAGAGGGTATGATCCAAAGATACGAGAAGGCTCTTACTATCAGACGAGAGTTTGAAGAGCTTTATGACGAGATCTTTGAGTATTGTCTTCCTCAAAGACAAGGCTTTAAGAATTATACTCCTGGCCAAAGGCGAGATGATAAGATCTTTGATGAGACTGCAGTTGTTGGTATACAAGAATTTGCATCAAGACTTCAATCAGGACTAACTCCTAACTTTGCTAGATGGGCTGATTTTATTACAGGATCAGAAGTGCCTGAGGCTGAACGTGATGATATAAATAACGAGCTTGATAAAGTAACTGATTATGTATTTGAAATATTACAGACATCAAACTTTGCTCAAGAAATACATGAATGTTTTATTGATCTTGCTTTAGGTACAGCAGTTCTACTTGTTACAGAAGGTGATGCAGTTAATCCTGTAAGATTTCAATCTATTCCATTACCTCATGTTGTTTTAGATACTGGCCCTGATGGTAGGGTAGATCATGTATTTAGAGAACGCATGATTAAGAACGCAGACATCATGGTTGCATATCCAAAGGCAGCATTAAGTCCAAATATTGCAGAAAGAATTAACAACTATCCTGAGTCAAAATGTAAAATACTAGAAGTATCTTGCAGATTATATGATGATATTAATGAAGAAAAGTATTCTTACATGGTCATTGACATGGCTAATAAAGAAGTCATTATGGAAGAAATATTTAAAGGTGTTGGATCAAATCCATTTATAGCCTTTAGATGGAGCAAAGCTAGTGGTGAGATATATGGCAGAGGCCCTGCTGTAAATGCATTAAGTGCAATCAAGACTTGTAACTTAACTATAGAAATGATTCTTGAAAATGCACAGATGGCTATATCAGGTATCTATCAGATAGATGATGATGGTGTAGTTAATGTGGATACCATTAACTTAGTTCCTGGGACTGTAATTCCTAAAGCACCTAATACTCAAGGACTACAACCAATTAGATCAGCAGGATCTTTTGATGTAGCTAATCTTATTTTAAATGATATGAGAAATAATATTAAGAGGGCATTGTATAATGATATGCTTGGTGATCCTAATAAGACACCTGCATCTGCTACAGAAGTTGCTGAACGTATGGCTGATCTTTCACGAAAGATAGGTTCTGCATTTGGTAGATTGCAAGCTGAAATGGTTCAGCCATTATTGCAGAGAGTAATTTACATTCTCAGGCAACAGGGCCGAATAGAAATGCCTACAGTTAATGGAAGAGAAGTAAAGATTAGAAGTGTATCTCCCCTTGCACAAGCTCAATCTAATCAAGATATTGTTTCTCTAAATAGATTTTTACAGACAGTAGCAGGATCATTTGGCCCTGAGATATTAAATCTACTTATATCCTCAGAAGAAACAGCCTTATATCTTGCCAAGAAATTTGGTGTGCCTGATAACTTAATTAGAGATGCTGATGAAAGACAGCAGCTTGTTCAGATGGCACAACAGATGCAACAAGCCCAACAGCAAGGAGAGATGCCAAGTGGCCCAACCGAAGTACTTGGGGGTTGATGGATACCAACGACCTCGTGAACAAGACGAAAAATTATCACAAGATACATTAGCATTATTCAATACACCTGTAGGTCAGAGTGTGTTGCAATACTTAAAGTCCATTACTGTAGATGCAGTAGCAGGGCCTAATATAACTGATGCCGAACTAAGGCATTTAGAAGGGCAGCGATATCTTGTTGCCCTTATTGTTAAAAGGATTAATCACGCACAAAGGATAAAGAAATGAACGAAGCACCACAAGAATCTGCTACAGAATCTCCTGTAGAAAATACCTCTGCCTCCACAGTACCCACTACAGAAGCTGTAGCAGATACCACATCAAGACCTGAATGGTTGCCTGAAAAGTTTCAGACACCTGAAGATCTAGCTAAATCTTATTCTGAGTTATCATCAAAGATAGGTCAGAAAGAAGAAGAAATAGAAAAAAGATTGCAGGAAAAGTTAGAAGAGGAAGCCTTCTCACAAAGACCTGCTAGTGCAGGTGACTACCAAATACCTGAGGTATTAAGCGAAGAAGAGGCTGCAACCAATCCATTATTAAAAGAATGGGCTGAGTATGCATGGGAAAACGGATACTCACAAGAAGAGTTTTCTCATTGGGTTAATAAGTTTGCTGAATACCAAGATGCACAACAGCCTAACTTAGATCAGGTAAAAGCAGAGTTGGGTGACAATGCTAATCAAAGAGTAGAGTCTGCACAGTTATTTATGCAAAAGTTTTTCCCAACAGAAATGCAAGATGCAATAGCACAACTAGGAACTTCAGCAGAAGGGATCAAGGCCGTAGAATATATACAGAAACAAATGCAAAGCACTACAATTTCTAATCAAGCCACTGCTCCTGCAGGTCTGACTCAAGAAGATGTTGAGGCTAGAATGAGAGATCCACGTTACTATGATCCTGCTAGAAGAGATAGAGGCTTTGTTGATCAGGTGAATAATGACTTTAAAAAACTTTACGGGTAGTGGTGTCTACAGTGGTCAATCCATTGTAGAAGCAGATATATCTCACATTAATTATTTACAGGATAATTTAAGAGATACAGATGTAAGGGAGTGCATGATACATGGTGCTACTCCCTTTCGTGCATTAATGGCAGGTTTTAGAGAACATAAAGCTGAAACATATACAGTTATATTAGATGGCAAACCTGCTATGATGTTTGGTGTAACACCAGTTTATGAACATATGATTGGAAAGATATGGGCATTAGGTACGTATGGTATTGAAGATCATTCAAGAAAGTTTCTTTTTTGGAGTAGAAAAGTAGTAGATTACTTTCAAAAACAATATCACCAACTAGAAAATGTAGTACCTGCAGACCATACAAGGACTATAGATTGGTTAGATTTTTTAGGATTTACTATCCTAGATGAGCCAGTAATGATCAATGGATATCAGGTTTTAAGATTTATACGTTGCAAAGACCATAAATTTTTGATAAAGGATAAAGAACAGCCTGTTATAAGCTGATGGCCCACACGGATAACCAGACGAAGCTGAAGACGGATAACTGGAAAAATGTAATTTTAATTTTAAACAGGAGATCTAATTATGGCTAATACAATCGATACAGCCTTTATTAGGCAGTTTGAAACTGAAGTTCATCTAGCTTATCAAAGAATGGGTAGTAAATTAAGAAATACTGTCCGTACTGTAAGCAACGTGAATGGAAGCACAGTACGTTTTCAGAAGAT